TAATGTTAGCTGATGAAGGTACTGCTGGTTATGGTACATTATTCGGTACTGTAGTTGGTGGAACTGTTGGACAAGTTGCAACAGGTGGAACTGTATTAGGACCACACACTGCAACTGGTTCTGGTAAAGTTACTTGCTGGGATAAACCAGGTCTTTACGCAGTATCCTTAGATGCATGTGATTTAAATGCAACTACTGGACTTCAACCAACCAACACCACCATTGATGCAGGTTCTGCTCTTTATGCAACTACTGCTGGTTTGTTAACTCCAAACTCTGCATCTGCATTCCAATCTGGTATCGTAGTTGGACGTTTCTTAGAATTTACTACAAACGGCTCATTAGTAAATACTCCAAACAAATTAGTTCAAGCACTTAACAGCCCAACAGGTGCAGTTGCTCAATTAGGAAGCTTTGCATTCGCAGTGTTTACATTCAATCAAGTTCAATAATAACTGATAGTTAATTTATAGTAAAAATAATATAATGCCGAGAGTAGAAATACTCTCGGCATTATGCTTTTTATATTCTTTAATTCTTATTATCCAATTTTGAAATTCTAATAATGTAAGTTTACTCTTAGCAAAATTACAATATTTACAACATGGCACAATATTATTTTTATTATGCAATAATGATCTGTCTACCCTATCAATTCCATTGTAAATATAATTACCATTTTCTATTGCTATTTTTGATGATCTTTTATCATTTTTTGCTTTATTGCAAATATTATTTGGTGGAGAATTGCAATAAAAACATTTCATTTGAGATATAGAGTAATATTCTTCTATTGTTAAATCTGTATCTTTTTTATGATTATAAAAAATAGAATTTATTGACATTTTTAACGAACTATTTTCTGGATAAGTGACATTAATAATGTCAATTGGTTTAAATTGATTAATTGTTAAATTATTTACCCATAATAAAAAATCTTTAATGGAACGATTATTTTTAGCTCTATTACAATCATAACAACATGAGACAATATTATCTATTATATGTGATTTTGAACTATCTATCCTATCAAGCCCATTATATGAAAATTCCCCATCTTTTTTCGCATTAATAGATCCTCGGCTAGATGCAGATTTAAAATAATTATATTTATTATTAGGATTAATTCCGCAATAAAAACAATTTTGTTGAGATATTATTAAAAATTGTTCGAATGTGATGTCACAATTATTATCTCTGTAACAATAGCTTTTCCAAACTCTACGAGCAGAAGCTGTTTTTGGTTCAAATTTACGTCTTGCATTAATTACTTTTTCTATTTTATTTCTGCTAATTTCTATTTTTAAACACCCACAAGATTTAGTGTTTTTACTAATTAAATTGTCTGTAGTAACTTCTACGATATTTTCGCAATCACATTGGCATAACCATTTGCTTCCCTTTTTATACACTAATGTAGTTAATCTGGAAAATTTAGTTCCTGGCATTATAGATTTGCCATTTTTACCTATTAAACACCCACAAGATCTAACTTGCTTTTTTGTTAAATGCACTGTTTTAACAGTAACCTCTTTCCCACAATCACACTTACAATTCCATGTCCCCCAAAATCTTTTCTTTTTTTGTCCCCCTAAAACACTTTCTCCCTTTGAAATAACTAATAATTTATCAAATATTATGCCAATTAAATTCATTAAAGCCGCCTTATATAACATATCGTAATATGTATTGTTCAAGCGGAATAAAATAATTTATATATTCATGTAATAATCAAATATTAATTATAGTAAATCATGTTATTTTAACATGACTATTTAAAGCTGATAATATCGGCAAATAATTCTTAGGAGATAATAAATGAATATGTTTAATAACCAAGGGCAAGTAAATGCAAGCTCTTTAAAAGAGGCATTAACTACCCTTGTAAAGTATGCTAGTATTCTTGAAGATAATCAACCATCTAATATGGGATTAGCTGGACAACCTTCTCTTTCTGATGAGAAGAGAGACGAATTAATTGCAAGAGCAATTACTACACAAGAGGGCAAAATTGCTTTAGCTCAAGCAATGGCAAACCCAATTCGTAGAAACTTAGATTACCACGGAATTGCCCGTAGAGCCTTAGTGGTTGATCCTCTTCCACAAGGTGCAATGCCAACATATGATAGAGATATCGATGTTGCTGCCGTTGTTATTTCAAGCAACGGTTCTGGTCCAGAATCAAGAGTATTCGGTGACCGTGTTGTAGTTCCTGAATTTGAAATTTTTGCGAACCCAACTGTTCGTATCGCAGAAGTTAAACGTCGTAGATTTAACGTAATTGACAGAGCAGTTCAAAAGGCTCGTCAAGAAATCATGGCACAAGAAGACGCAAACGTTTTCGCAGCCATTGATGCAGCTGCTACAGTTGAAAATACTGCACAAGACATTGCAGATGCAGGCTTGTTAAAGAGAGATTTAGTCGAAATCAAACAACAAATTGATCGTTGGGACTTAGTAACAACCAAGTTCTTCATGAATATCAATGAGTTTACTGATATTTTGAAGTGGGGTACTGGTGGTGGACAAGGTGTTGGTGGTGGAGAATTCGATCCAGTAACAATGCGTGAAGTTCTTCAAACAGGTCTTTATGCTCACATTTGGGGATCTGATATTATGGTATCTAAAATCGTTCCACCAGGAACTGTTTATGGCTGTTCTGATCCAGAGTTCGTTGGTGTTATGCCAGTTAGACAAGACATCGAAGTATTACCAGCAGATGAACCAAAACAATTAAAACTTGGTTGGGTAGTAAGCGAAATCATTGGAATTGCAATTGTTAACCCTCGCGGTGTTGCATTAGGCAGAAAGAGCGTTGTAATCGGCGCATAATTAAGTTTTAAATAGCTTTTAGCTAATAAAAAGGAGAGGTCTCGACCTCTCCTTTTTATTTTTAAATTGAACCTTAATAACTTACTAGCGATATGATATATTGTTATGGTGGAGGTTTCAAATGCACAATGAAAAAATTAAATATATGGTAGAGGCTGGTTTTGCTAGCAAAAAAATTGCTATTAAATTAAATCTAACAGCACAAGAAATAAAGCAAATTATTCAAAAAAATAATTGGAAACTTATTAAAGAAGAGTTTAGTGAAAATAAAATTGATTATATTTGTGATTTATATAAACAAGGAGTATCTGCTAAAATATTGGGTAGTAAATTTACTATAGATAAACGTAGAGTGCAGAAGTGGGTTAATAATAAAGGTATTCTGAGAGATAAATCAGAATCACATAGATTTACTGAATTTAATCAGCATTTTTTTGATATTATTGACACTTCAGAAAAAGCTTATTGGTTAGGTTTTTTTTATGCCGATGTTTATAATTGCAATACAACTAATACAGTTTCCTTATCTTTACAAACTTCTGATTTAGAACATTTAAAAAAATTAGCCTATGTAATAGGCTTACATGAAAATAAAATTAAATATACAAAAAATAAAGAAGGATATGAGTACTATACATTAAAAATGTATAGTAAACATTTATGTCAAACACTTAATAATCTTGGATGTCCTCAAGCTAAAAGTTTTATTATAAAATATCCTAAATGGTTAGATAAAAATCTAACAATAGATTTTATTAGAGGAATATTTGATGGTGATGGTACTTTGTGTAAAAGAGTATTGAATAATGAATGGAAATGGGGATTAGTTTCTACACAAGAATGTGTTGATGTTATTCAACAAATAATATTTGAACAATTAAATATTATTGTTAATTATCATAATATTTCTAATTCAGGCAATAATACATGTGAATTAGAGCAAAATGGAAATGAAAAAGTTGCTAAATTAGCATCTTGGTTATATGAAAGCTCGTCTTTAGAAATTAGATTAGATAGAAAATATCAAAAATATATAGAATTAATTAATCAACAAAAAAATAGATTATTTTCTCGTAAAAAATATAAAGTATCAGATTTGGAAAAGGTTGAAATTATGAATAAATTAAATAATGGAGAAAATTGTAGTGTCATTTCTAAGGAATATAGTGTTCATCCAAGGACAATAACTAAAATTAAACAAGATGATAAATTTTTATTTGAAAAAATTGTATCAATTAATGGGCAGCCCATAACTGCAAAATATGTAAAGACATTAGATTATAATGAGCGAATGGCATTAGTTGATCCATTATTTCAACATTTTAGAAATCAAGATTGGATATATCCAGATAATCCCTCAAAATTAAAAATTAATTGGGACAAATTATGCAAATTAGAAATGAATTTATTAAATGATGAACTATTCAATAACAGCTCATTAGCAACAGATATTTGTAAATATTTTTGTCATAAATTTTATGATGCAACTGAAATGAAACAAAAAACAATGAAAGAAATATTTTATAATGACGAAAAATTAAAGTATTTAATTAAAAATAGATTAGGTTTTGATTGGTGGGATAAAGAAGATAATGATGAAACATTTAATATGACATTTAGAATGTTAATTCAAGGAATGAGGTCTTCTAGATTAGTTCCAAGCATTTCTATATTTAAACCAAATATTGCAAAATATATGTATATGAAATATAGTGAAGAAAATGATACTATATTTGATTATTCTGCAGGTTGGGGTGGTAGGATGTTAGGGGCAGCTTCTTGTAATAGAAAATATATTGGAGTTGATCCTTGGACAACTGATGAATTAGAAAATATGGTCAGTTATTTAGATTTGAAAAATATTACATTAATTAACAATGGATCTGAAAATGTAAAATTAGAAGAAAATAGTGTAGATTTTAGTTTTAGTAGCCCACCATATTTTAATCAAGAAGTATATTCAAATGATTTAAATCAGGCATATAATAATGGAGAAGATTATTTTTATAATGTATATTGGAAAAATACATTAGAAAATATTAAATATATGCTTAAGCCTAATAAATATTTTGGATTAAATGTAACCAATTATCCTAAAATGGTGGATATTGCTAAAGAACATTTTGGTGAAATTATAGAAATAGTTAAATTAAGAACTATTAAATCTCATTTAACTAAGAAAAAAGATGATATTCAAAAATTTGAACCAATTTATGTTTTTAAAAATATAAAATAACCTGTAAGTCATTGATTTTATTGAAGATTTAAGCTACTAATAATAGCATATGTAACCTTCAATAGAGGTCATATGACAAAAATACTTATAGTAATTTTAATGCAAATATTATTAAGCGCAGCACCAATAAAAATTAATCAACAACTTTCAATAGGAGAACAACAATCTGTATTACAATCAGAAACGCAACGTTATCAAGAAATTTCAGAAGCAATTATTAGAGTTTCTCAAAATGCAAAACCTTTAGAGAGTAATTCTGAATTTGATGTAATTAAAAAGATTGCATTAATATCTGCAATAGCGGTAACAGAATCTAATTTAAATAAAGATGTTCAATATGGTATAGTTCGTGGAGATAAAGGTCGTTCAGTTTGTTTAATGCAAATGAATATAGGCAAGGCTAAAACGCCTGAAGGGTGGTTTGCAGAGGATTTGACTTCTGATTTGGATAAGTGTCTAACTGCAGGCTTAAGAGCCGCTAAGCAGTCAATAGGGGCTTGTTCTCATTTAAAAAGCTATGTAGATAGATTGGGTGGATATACAACTGGTAAATGTTCAGATAATGAGCCAGAATCAAGGAAGAAAATGAATTTAATGTTTTATTATTATTCAAAAGTTATACAACAAATAAAAAAGCAAAAATAACTTACTCACTCAATAATGGTGCATATTATATGAATGAAAAATCTTAATTTAGATGATGTTTTAGATATTTATCGTGTCATTAATGTTAGCAAAAAATCTTTTGCTGAACGTAAGTGTGCTTTTTCTATGCGTAAAAACGGCATCGATTCATTACTTTCAACTAATACTTTAGTTAAGTTAGCGTTTGATACAAGAAGAATAGATCAAGAGACAGAATATAATCCAAGAAGAGGTTTACAAAATTATAGTAGAAGCGATGCTTTTTTATCTGTTTCAATGGGAGATAAATTAAAAAAATTAGCTGTTTTACGAGACGTTTTGTTAGAATTAAAAACTAAATTTGGTAAAGAGCCAGAATGGCAAGATAGTTATTCTAGAATTTTATTATCTACATTAGATAAAACTTTACGTATTAATGAAGAAGATGGAGATTTTACAGACACACAACCCGGTGTTGGTAATATTGATTATGTTGAACAATTATTACAAATGAGATATCGTTTAAGCTTTGAAGATTTAGGAAGATTAGATCGACAAGTTCTTGGACAAACTATTCTTAATAAAGATGAAGAATTGTTATATAAGGATTTAAATAAAGTTATCGGATTAAAAAAATCAAATAAACAAGAAGATGAAAATATTAAAATGGGGGTGCCAGAAGCTCCAATTACAAGACATGAAATAGTAACTCATAGTTATGATGCTTTAATTGATAAATTATTTGGAGGCATAACTGCTACAAAAGAAAATAAAAACGTTGAACGTACAGTATCAATTACAGTTAAAGATTCTTTTATAGAATAATAAATAATTTTGATAGAGTTAAATAAATATGGATATCTTTGCGCCCTACTTAAAAAGAAATGGAGTCTTCATTGTTAAAAACATTACTCCAGATCGAAATAAAATAATTAAATTATTTCATTATCCAATTTTATTTAATGATACTAGAGATCTTTTAAAAATTCCAGGTGTCGCAGAAAGTGATATTAGAGCGAGTTTATTAAAAGGTGAATTAAGACATAAAATTCTTGCTAAAGACATTCTTGTAATAGATAGTGATATAGATTTATTACAATTTAATTTAGACCATAAGACTTTTTTACAAAGTGCTGGTATTGTTAAAGGTTTGCAAGTTGATAGCACTAACTTTTCTGTCTTAAGAAAAGAAGATGTACAATTAATTGGAATTGTTAACGATTCTAATACTGTTTTTACTATTCCAGCTGGAACTTTCATACAAAATACTACATATAAAATCATTGTATATAAGAACGGCGTTAAACAAGCGATGGGAGACGATTATACTATCTTTGAAGGTGGTGGTCCTGGAACAGGATATAATGGAGTATTATTAACTGTTGCACCTACAACTATACCTTCACCTGATGATGTAATCACTGCTGATTATTATGTAACAAATTAATATGAGTACACGCGTAAATATAAACCAAATCAAAGGAGCCATAGCAGGAACCGGAATAGCATCCGGTTCTGGTGGACAAGGTTCGCCTGGTGTTACAGGACCACAAGGACCACAAGGATCTCCTGGTGTTACTGGACCAGCAGGCGGACCAATTGGACCAACTGGTGCAATGGGGGCAACTGGTCCTACAGGACCTCAAGGGCAAACAGGTCCTAAAGGTGATACGGGATCAATTGGACCACAAGGTCCAACTGGTATTCAAGGACAACAAGGCTCTCCTGGAGTTACGGGACCTCAAGGCGTTACTGGTCCAAAAGGCGCAACTGGTACTCAAGGTATTGATGGTGCAACTGGAGTTACAGGTCCAACAGGTCCAACAGGTCCACAAGGACCTACAGGTACAATTGGAGCAACTGGAAATCAAGGTCCTCAAGGTTTACCTGGTCCAACCGGATCTATTGGTACTACAGGACCTATTGGACCCCAGGGTCCAACAGGAACAATTGGATCAACTGGTCCAACAGGTCCTCAAGGACCAACTGGAAGTATAGGTAGTACAGGTCCAACTGGACCTCAAGGTTTGCCAGGAAATAATTCTGGAAAATTTTATTATTTTGATCCGACTGATGTGTCAGATATTGGTGGACTTTATGATAAAGCATTAACTTCACCATCTACAAATCCAGAATCTACAATTATTCAAGCTAATACTGGCACAGCCTTTACACTTATAGGAACATTTATTACTGATATAAATGAACCAGGAGTTAACGTATTGCCTGCAGGTGTTGCAAATAGATTGGTGCATGCTAAAACTGGAGCTTCAAATGAAGTTGCCGCATTAAGACTAGAATTATATAAAAGAGATATTGATGGAGTTGAAACTCTTATTAGATCTGATGATAGTCAACAATTTTCAGGCACAGCTATTTCTGAAGTTACGTGGGATTCTGTTTATGTATCAGCAGTTTCATTAGATGTTGCTGATAGAATAGTTTTCAGGCTATATACTGCGAGAGTATCTGGTCCAGCAACAGTAACTGTAACAGCATATTTTGAAGGTACTACAAATGTTTCATATGTTAGAACTACTTTAACTATTGGTGCAATTGGTCAAAATGCATATAATGCTACGCCTACATTTACTACAAATAATCTTGGTCCAGTAACGGTAGTTTCAGGAGCTAATGCTCATTGGGAACAAATAGGTCAGGCAGTATATATTGGTACAGGTGGTTACTTTACAGTAACAGGCATTTCTGGAAGTAATTTAATTTTAGCTAATCTCGCATCTAATTTGCCTTCTGGTACAATAATAAATGCTTCTAAAATTTCACCAGCAGGTTTGCCAGGAGCAACAGGACCAATAGGTAATACAGGTACTCAAGGACCAACTGGCACAATTGGATCAACAGGTCCTCAAGGTCCTCAAGGTCCAACTGGTACAATTGGTTCAACTGGTCCAACAGGTCCTCAAGGTCCAACTGGAACAATTGGTTCTACTGGACCTACAGGTCCGCAAGGATCAACTGGAATACAGGGAATACAAGGATCTCCTGGAGTTACAGGCGCACAAGGTCCTACTGGACCAATTGGTGGTGGACCACAAGGCGCTCAAGGATCTCCTGGAGTTACAGGCGCACAAGGTCCAACTGGTACAATTGGTTCAACTGGACCTACAGGTCCGCAAGGATCAACTGGTACTATTGGATCAACTGGTTCTATTGGTCCACAAGGACCAACTGGCACTATTGGTTCTACTGGACCTACAGGTCCTCAGGGTCCAACAGGAAGTATTGGATCGACTGGAAGTATTGGACCAACTGGATCAATAGGATCAACTGGATCAACAGGTACAGCTGGACAAAACGCATATAATTCTACGCCAACATTTACAACAAATAATTTAGGACCTGTTACAGTTGTTTCAGGTGCTTTTAGAGGATGGGAACAACTTAATCAAGCGGTCTTCATTGCTTCAGGTGGTTATTTTACTGTTACAGGCATTTCAGGTACAAATTTAGTATTAGCAAATCTTGCTTCTAATTTACCTTCTGGCATTACTGTTAATGCAAGTAATATTTCTCCTGCTGGCGTACCAGGTATTACTGGACCAACAGGAAGCATCGGTCCTACTGGAAGTATAGGGTCAACAGGAAGTATAGGACCAACTGGTACAATTGGATCAACAGGACCAACAGGTCCACAGGGCTCAACGGGAACTATTGGCTCAACTGGACCTACAGGACCACAAGGTCCAACTGGAACAATAGGTTCAACAGGATCAATTGGACCTCAAGGTCCTACAGGCACCATAGGATCTACTGGTCCAACAGGTCCTCAGGGTCCTCAGGGTCCAACAGGTACAATTGGATCAACAGGACCAACTGGTCCTCAAGGTCCAACTGGAACTATTGGGTCTACAGGACCAACAGGACCTCAAGGTCCACAGGGACCAACAGGTCCATTAGGGGGAGGAGCAACTGGCAGTATAGGAGCTACTGGTGCTACAGGTACTGCTGGACAAGATGCATTTAATACTACACCAACTTTTGTTACCAATAATTTAGGACCAGTATCAGTAGTTTCAGGAGCATTTAGAGGCTGGGAACAAGTTGGACAAGCCGTATATGTTCAAACTGGAGGCTATTTTATTGTAACTGGCATATCAGGAAGCAATTTAGTATTAGCAAATCTTGCTTCTAATTTACCATCTGGTATTACTGTTAATGCAAGCAATATTTCTCCAGCTGGCTTACCAGGCGTTACTGGTCCTACTGGATCGATAGGACCAACAGGAAGTATAGGTTCGACTGGATCAATTGGACCTACTGGATCAATAGGACCTACTGGATCACAAGGACCAACAGGAAGTATAGGTCCTCAAGGACCTACAGGAACAATTGGATCAACAGGAAGTATAGGTCCTCAAGGACCTACAGGAACTATTGGTTCTACTGGACCAACCGGTCCTCAAGGACCAACTGGAACTATTGGTTCAACTGGACCTCAAGGACCTACCGGAACAATTGGTTCAACTGGATCAATTGGACCTACAGGTAGTATTGGGTCAACAGGTTCAACAGGTACAGCCGGTCAAGATGCATATAATTTTACACCTACATTTGTAACTAACAATTTAGGACCTGTTACAGTTGTTTCAGGTGCATTTAGAGGCTGGGAACAACTTAACCAAGCAGTATTTATTGCTTCAGGTGGTTATTTTACTGTTACAGGCATTTCAGGAAGCAATTTAGTATTAGCAAATCTTGCTTCTAATTTACCTTCTGGCATTACTGTTAATGCAAGTAATATTTCTCCTGCTGGTG